TTTAAGGGCATGGCAGCTGATTACGTGGACAGATTTTCAATATTGACGAATATAGTTCATTGCTCTAATACTTTGTATGATGTTTTAGTTTCAGCTTATAAAGGCCAGTGTGGTGTTCATGATGTTGTTATGGCCATAAATACTTTTTATAGATCATTAGATTTTACCAATACCTGGGCAGTGCGCTTTAAAAAGAGTTTAGTATCTCTATTCCCAGTGTTTGAGGTAGGTTCCAAAGTTGATAAAGTCAAGGAAATTTTTAGATTCTTGATTAAGGGCTGTTCATCTTCATTGCGTAGATGCTTTGATTTCTTTTTACCAGAGGACGAGGACTCCGAAAGGGTTGATGATGTTTTTGTTACTAAGCACGTTAGTAGTGATGACCCATATGACGACCCTAAGAGCCCTCTTGTCGAAGAGGAAAAGGGTTGGTTCGCCAGGTGGTTTGGTGATGGCCCTTTTGCTAGTTTTATTCCTCATGGTCCCATGCAAGGCTTGATAGAGATTACGCAAAGTGATTTGGGCATTATGACGTCCAAGTTGTCAGCGTTAGTGGCTTCTTTTTGCGCACTGCTGACCGTTGATGGCCCTCCTCCCGAGTTTTCAATGTCTGGGTTGATCGAATTTTCGAAGAAGGTTGCCCCCATCGTCGGAGGAACAATCATTGCTGGAACATTCACCAATTATTTGATTGATCTGGATAGAGTGTTGGCTATGATGTGGCAGTGCGCCGATTCCATTTTTAAAGGAGACTTTGGCAGATTCATAGGGGTCGATTCTTATTCTCAGATTTTCGAGCTTTATACTTTCGTTGTTTCCAATTATGGCGGCGTTGCACCCCACCACCATTCTTTGAGCTATAATGAGCGTGACTGTTTTGTGTCACCTGTCACTCTTAGACTCCCGGCCAGTATAATCAATTCTTCCGATCCCCATTGGCGGATTATGATTAACGAGCTGGAGGGTAGGTCTGAAGTTGGTGGATCGACGGCTCCCAAAGCGTGGTCAGAGGGTTTGCAAACTGTT